CCCAAACCTGTGCTGCTACTGTAAATCCTGTTAGATTTATTGCCGTTCCAGAGTTATCTTTCAGCACAATAGGAACACTGTGATCTGACCTTCTTTGAACGGTCATATTATATGTTCCAGGTGCTATTGCCATTAATCAGCAGCCTCCGCAGTATTACCTTCAGCCACCCATTTAAGGTATTCTTGGTAATCTTTGTTTGCTTCATCAAATGGAATAGATGCACCATCAGTTGTTCTTAAAATTACTTTAAGATCATTTCCATCTTCATCTTTGCCTAAAAATTTGTAAGTCATAATTCAGCATCAAAACGTGCAATTCCAGGGGTGTTAGAACCAGTAACTAATCTTACTTGTCCTACATTACCAGCATTTAAACCACCTTGCGGTTGTGAACCAGTGATAACTGCCATTTTTGTATTTATATCACTTCCACTTGCACTTGTTCCTGTATCATTTTGAGTCTGACCTTGGGCATTTCTAAATTTGTAATTTCCTACTGGTGTAGAAAAAGTTGGTGCTGCTCGCATCTCAGGACTAAAATATAATATGAATCTAGGTTGTGTCGATGTCCAAGTGTTAGCTAGAGCTAATACATAATCTCCATCTCCACCTTGAAAATCTTGAAGATAACGTTTACAAAGCTCAAATTCTTGAGCAAATGACCTATGCTCAAAATCTGTTGCTATCGTGCCAGACTCTAATTTAAGACCTGTAATTTGAAATGTTGCTCCATTTGTAGCAAATAAATTTGTTTGATTTGCTGTTCCATGTGCTTCACTATCGTTATATGTATCTGCTGTACCTTGTCTAGTAGAACCAACACCCATACACCACCTAATACTAAAACCTCTGCCATTATCCGTTCCCCATGTGCCTGTAGTATCGGCTGGAAATGTTAGTGTCTTTTTTTCCCAAGTATCAGCAGAACTTATAGTGTACTCTTTTGGCATTGTTCTATTATTAGTTCCGTTTCCTAAACTTGCACAAAAAGTTCCTGTAACTGAAGATTTAACAAAAAAAGACAAAGTAACACTTGTACCACCTGACGCACCAAACCCTAAATGTGCGATATTCTGACCTTCAATAATATGTCTTAGTGTATAAAAGTCAGAAGCAGCCAAACTTGTATCTGTTCCTGTAACAGTGATTTTTAAACTATGAGTAAATCCCGATGGAGAATCAGTTACCCTTTGACCAGTTCCAGTTCCACCACCGTCAAAACCTTCAATTTGAGTTCTATCTATTGCGAAACCTGAGGTAACAGCACTACCACTATTTCTTTGATCTACAACACAACCTCCATTAATTATATAATTTTCATTTGATCTATTAGTAATATTTGCAGTACACGTTCCAGCAGAACTATCAATCGTAATAGCTGCTGTAGTAGCTCCTGTTCCTTTTATACTGTTGACTTTAAGTTCTGACATAATTAGCTAGGCTTTGGATTGTCTGTTTTTACCTTTTCACAGGCTGCGTAATATGCTGTAAGTTTACTTGAATCTCCCTTACTATTCCAGTACATAGCATCTGCAAAATCACCTAAAGATGGATAAAGAGGCTGTCTTGTCGATTGATAAGCTGTAGCTGCTGCTTCAGCATCTAGTGTGGTTCGTGCAGCGTCTATAAGAGACTGATCTAAAGTTACAGAATTTCCATCTTTGTCATAAGCACCTTTTGTTTCGTAAATAGAAACTACCGTTCCATCATATGCCTTAAAAATTGCTTCAAAATCTAAACTCATCCTGATACCTCTATTAATGTCAATGTGCTAGTACCTCTATACTGATCGGCACCAAAATAACGATTAAGATAATGCACAGTATTTCCTGACGGAGAATCAAAGCCTAGTTGAATTTTATAGGTTGTTGCAGATGTGGTTGAGGGGGAATCTACGAAACACATTGGAAATGTAATCATACTGGCAATATTTAAATACATTATTGTAGTTCCATCATTTCCACCACTACCACTTGCAGGTTGTGCAATATTTGTACTATCTCTAACAATATTAAATCTTGCAGTATTTGTTGCAGCCAATGACGAATGATAAATAGTAGCCAAAATAAAGATTTTACTACTCGTTGAAGTTGGTGTGATAGTTGCAGATAAACCCGTATCAGTAAAAGTAGTGCTATCTCCCGCCACAGATGTTATGGCAACTGTAGTATTTAAAAAATCTTGAACTACTTGAAGAATATTCCCTGCTCTTCCGAGGGTATCAATAGTTGAATCGCCATCACCAGGTAATAATAATGTCCGATCAGCAGCAGGGTTTGAACTAGGTGCTGCTATTATTACACCATTTCCACCGCTATGTTTTAGTTTGATTTGACTCATGGTTTTGGATTAGCGTCTTTGACGGCTTTGTTGTGAATAGCAAAGCTACCTGTTGCATCTACTTTACCTGCAATAATGTCGTCATACAACATTCCAAGCTGGTTTCCAATTGTATCGTAGGTTGTAGAACCATCAGTTGTTCTATCGGTTTTGTATTTGTTAGCAGCAGCTTCAGCATTTAAGGCTGCTCTTGCTTCATCTATTTTTGATTGAACAATATCTATTTTTGTTCCATCTTCTTTAAATGCACCTGTCGCATCATTTATATACCCTGCTTCTGGATATGCTTTTCGTATTGCATCAAAATCTAAATTCATGCTGATACCTCCATTAAAGTCATATATGATTTACCATCTATCGGAGTTGCATTAACTTGGACAACTGAATTTGCTGAGTTTGCTGCTTCGTAAACTGCAAATTGAGTCTTATAAGTAGTTGCATTTGTTGTGCTTGGAGAATCTATAAAATGTAAATTCATATAAGTATGATGATTTAAACTGCTTATATTACCACCACTAATAAAATCGCTATATGGTCCGACACTGTTTCGTGGTGCATTGTGGATTATTGTTGAACCTCTAAGTAAATTAAGACCCATACCATTTCCACTAGCATTAACAGTAAAAAACATTTGTTGGGAAATATAAATTAAAATTTTACTGCTTGTGCTTATTGGAGTAATAGTTCCAGATAAATTAGTATCTTGAAAAGTAACAGTATTATTTGATGCCTGAGTAGTAGTTGAAGTTTGTATTACTTGAATAACAGAACCCTCTGCCATAGCTGAATCTGGCAAAGCTGTAAGACCTGTAACTGCTCCGTTTCCGTTTATAACTACAGCCATTATTTACTTACGACCCTCCATGTTTTTACTTAAGTTTATTATATACATTTTTATACTATAGTCCATGTTTCTCCTGCACCAACAGTAACAGTAGCTCCACTTTGAATTTCTATAGGACCAAAACTACCAGCGTTCTTACCATTTGTAATTGTATAGTCTTGCGTAACAGTTTGGTCATTCTCCCAAAATATTTCATTACCACCTCCACCAACTGCACCTGCTCCAGCAGCAGCCCAACTTAGCGTGCCAGACGCATCAGATACAAGAGCATAGCCGGAAACAGCAGCATCGGTAGCAGGTAATGTCCATGTAAGACTTGATGACACCGTAGCTGGTGCTTGAAATCCTACATAATGACTGCTATCAGAATCAGCAAACCTAAGATCATTTTGTGCTTGGAGCGTTAATCCGTTAGCATCAAATATCATCTGCTCTGTACCACTGGAAGAAAATCCCATTACATTGGCAGATTTTCTAAACAAACCTAAATCTGTATCCGAATCAAAAGATAATGCAGGAGTAGAAGCACTTGAAGAATCATCTATTAATAACGGACCTGTCATCGTACCGCCAGCTTTTGATAACAAACCTAAATTAGCTTGATCTATATTTCCTATCTCTGTAAAAGCACCATTACTTGAATTTCTTACCTTTAAAATATTTGAGGTAGTATTTAAAAAAGTCATTCCAGCTACGCATTGACTTGATGCCATGTCTGAGTCAGCACTTTCAGCATTTTGTCCTTGCAAAGCTTTAAAACACGCTTGTATATCCAGCCTCACAGCTTGACCAGAAGCATTATCTATAGTGAAATCTGATACAGATAGTCCCATAACTAATTACTTTTTGCCTCCATTCTACCCTCCTTTGCCAAAACCAACAGCACTGTAAGTAAATTGTCTAATTATACTAGCACCACTTGAGTTTTTAAAATGAACAGTAAATTGAGTTCCAGAAATACCACTTAGTTCAAAAAAATCTCCTGTTGCCATATTTTGAGGAGAAATATTAACAGAAGGTTTTGGAATACCTGTAATGCTAGACGTACCAACAAAAAATGGTGCTGCAAAAGTAACTGTTTTTGCTCCAGCACTTCCAGTTCCATCTCCTGCTGAATCAGAAAAAATTACAGCCGATTGTTCAGTTCTTGATGGCATCTCTGCTGAATAACCTAGTTGTTGCAACAACATATTTTGAGCAGGGTCATTGGTTTCTAATGTTGCTTGAAATTGAAAACCTCTTCCTTTAAATGTTCCATTTGCAAAAGTATTAAAATCTATACTACTAAAATCTGAATTTGCATATGACGAACCACTTGGAGCGGTGGTTGTTGTTCTTACTGCCACTATAGCGTTTGCACTATCAGCAGCATCTCCATCCCAATCTTCAAAAGTATCAACCAATCCAACTCTGTCATCCCATAAAGAAGAAGGAAAAAAACCAGCACCCTGGAAGTGTCTCTTTAATACAAGAGAAAAAGTGCCTTCTAGATCAAGAATATTTGCAAAAGTATATGTCCCTGTTGCTTTAGTAGCAGGACTTGTAATTGAAATATTACTTAAAATCAATCCACCCTTAGTTGAATCATATTGAGTATTGCTAAATAAACTACTTGTTGTGTTGTTGAAGGGAGGACTATCGTTATCTTCTCTATCAGTTTTAACAGTAATAGAATCAAGAATATCAACAAGAGAAAGATTTACACTAGCTGCTGTGCTACTAAATCTTCCACCATCATCTTGAAATTTGAGAAGATAAGTACCAGCTAAAGCAGGAACAATTACTTCAGTAGCATTACCAGCTACAGCCTCTATAACATCTTGAGCAGATTGAAATGTAGCGGATACACCTATCTGATTTGTATGTCTTACATAAACACGACCACCATGTAAAACATCTATAGCAGTTGCTTGTGTAAATCTTAGTCTTACAAATTGTTCGTTAATAGGTTCAATAGTAAGTCCAGAAACATTTTCTGGTAATGCTGTTTTACCTTGTGCAGTAAATGTAGTTTCAGTTGGATTTGCAGATAATTCTCCTCTTGCGTTATATGAAAAAACTTGAATTGTATAAGTTCCTTTTACAGTATCTAAGAGTTCAAAGTCACTACTAAATACGACTTGAGAAACATAATTACCATTCTCGACTTTGTAATTTACAAGATATTGAGTGACACCAACTACGGGTTGCCAATCGACAATAAGTTTACTTCTAGCAATATTATTTATAACAACTGTTTGTTCAGTAACTGTTAAGTTACTTGGAGGACTAGCTGGTTGATTTAGTATAGATATAGTTCTTGTAGGTAATGCAGTGTTATTTTCGATAAAACCATATTTATTTTCAACATAAGACAAAGCTGAAATTGTGTAATTTATATCATCTTCTTCTGCAACTTGAATAACTCTGAATAATTGAGTCTGTAGTGTTGTACTGGATATTAAATAAGGTGTATTTACATTCGGTGCAGAAGAAAAAGCAGATTGCGTAACTTTTTCACCTTGATCGTTAATTTTATCAACACTATTTACAGTTATAACTGCTTCTGTCATATCTGATATAGTTCCAACTTCCACAGTTCCATCGGGAAGAATTACGCTTATCGTTGGATTGTCATTCAATACTGGTAAACCTGTTTGTTCTAAAGCATCAATAGTAATAGTTGTAGTTGTTGCAGCTACTACACGACCACCTCTTCTTGCTCCTGCTCTTACTGGATCGTTTATTTCAATAATAGAACCAGGTCTTACTACAACTCCTGCATCTATTGAAGTAGAAAATGTGACTGTCTCACTTTCATTTTGTTCAGCGAAGAGTATTGCACGACCTAATCTTGCAGCTTGATTACGAGAAGTACAGGCAAATGCCTTTACCTGTTTTACTATCGTTCCAAATTTAGCTATTGCAGTGGCATCTTCCACCACTTCAAAATCCACTTCTTTTGAATCCATGTTGAAGTAACTGACAGAAACAACAGAATGACGTTGTTTTAAACTACTTCCTTGATAAGTAAATCCTGCTTCTCCTACATTAGCTAAATTAAATAAATAGCTTGATGTAGTTGGTTTATCCTGGGATATGGTTATAGAACCAGCAGACCATATTGGCATACATCTCATAACACCAGCTAAATCATTTATCGCTGCAAATGCTTCTTTTGGACTTTGAATATTTACATTGCAACTAAATCTAGCTTCTTTTGTACCTGATCCATCACCAGCATCAACTTCTTCATTTGCATATTTACTCGCAGCTACAAAACTAAATAAATCTAAATTACTGTCAGTAACGTGATCTCCCAGACCATACCTGGTGTTTGTGAGAAGGTCTAGCAAACACATTGCAGGGCAGTTTGTATAAACAGCAGCACCCATAACTCCATTAAATATATAACCAGTTGGATAAACAATTCTGCCAGTTGCATTATCAACAGTTGGCGTACCAGAACTAGATGCACCTGCTCCTGGTATTCTTACTTTTATACCTCTAATACGATATTTTCTTGTAGGAATACGATTAAACTGTTTACTATCTAGACGAAGAGCAACATAAGCACTATTAAGATAAGTTGAATCATTATCTATAACTTCTTGAAGGCTGGTGAATTGAAAAGCATTTACTCTATTAGCTTCTGTGCTATCTGCTGTTATACGACTTACTTTAATGTCTACAGGAAAAGCTGTTCCAGCCGTTATTCTATCTTGATCTAAAGTAATTCTATGATCTCTAGCATATGCATCTGCTGTCCTACCACTAACTGATATTGTAGAAGGCAATGTAGAAGGAACTGCAAAGCCTCCAGATTGATATTGAATTTCTATTTTATATTCAACAGTATCTCCTCTAATATCACCATCATCTTCAGCTACCTGTATCTGAGGCCAAGTTAAAGTAACAATAATTGCATCTACATCAGTATTAGTAACTTGTCGGGTAACAGAAGCAGAGGTAGTTACAGTAACTCCAACAGCAGTAGGTGATCTACTTTCAGCAGGAATACCACTCATTGCTGTCTGACTTGACGTTCCAAACTTAGATTTAAAAGTTACATCTTGAAAGTTGAAATCAGTATCAGCAGGACTCGCACTTGTAGCTGTTGAATTTAGTATTGGAGTGTCATCAAGAAATACGTCTTTTAAACTTGCATTGTCGTATGCAGTTGTACCTTTTGTTAGTCCCTCTTTTGATGCACTAGCAAAACCTTCAATCTCACCTTCAGATATTAAATCTTGAATGGTAGCAAAACTTCTACTATGTAAAGTATCAGGAGCACGATAAGGAGGTGGGGGTGGTTTTGGTGAGCCTCCTGCTCCTCTGATAAGCTTAGTTTTATCTGTCATCCGTCTACCTGATTAGTGTCAATCGCTGCACTTATTACAACACTTCCTGTAAATATTTCACCATAAACTATTGGAATAGGAGTGCCTGCTCTTGATGTGTTTTGCACTCCACTAAAACTAAAAGATAATTGTGGATCTT